ACACCTGATACAATTGCAATTAGTCCAGCGAGTAAACTCACGATAGGTTGCATAAGTGACGAGTAGTGGGCAATAGTGCCGAGAAAACTTGTAGTTAGTAGTAGGTCAGCTATGTTATCATTCATGTGTTTCATATGGTATCGGGTATTATGCAGTAAGGCGAGTCGGGAAACTTAGCGCAAAAGGTTTTCAAATATAAACTTTCATCGCCTGAAAAGGTATGAATCCCCACTGGATTTGGGTAAACTTCAAAAGGTGTAAACTCAATCGGTGGCTCGGTGTAGAATAAAATGTCAACTGCCCATTTGTCTGAAAGATTAATACACTTTCCTTCTTGGTCTGCTTCTAAACATATATAACCAATTTCTACAACTGCACAATCTTTGTAAGTTGTTATTTCGCCTTCAGGTGTAGTGCTTGTTTGCTCTATTAGTTTTCTAAGTGTTGCCCATTGTGTAGGGGTAAACTCAAATTTATTGAATATCATTTTAGATAGTTGTTAAGGATGCGAGTTCTGAATTTGTTAATCTTGACGGAAAATGTGTGTATTGATTAAATACAAATTCGCACATTTCAGTTCCATTAAATTGCCCTATTTGAATATCGACATTAGTGTTTGGTGTTCCGCTTGATGCCGTTGCAACGCTTACCCCATTGATGTATAAAGCAAAATCATTAGGGGCAAAAACTAATGCGACTTTATATCTTGTATTTGGTTGTAATGCCGTATTGTAAAACAAACTACCCCAATTAGCATTAGTTGTAATTTGATTTGCAGAATTTAGATACATATAACTTTGTGCATTTGCTGAATCAAAATAATAACAAAATTGTTTATAGTTCGCTGAACTTAAAGTTGGGTTTGTTTTGATGTCAAAAAATACAGTTCCACTTGTTCCACCTATCAAACTACCAATACCAGTTTTAGAACAAGCATCAGCTATTCTTGTTGCACTTGCAGATGTTGTTGGGATGTAGGAGGTTGGGTAGGAGCCGACTTCAAGTTGTGCTCCCCAAATTATTAAAGAACTTGTGCCGTTACCTAAATAAGATTGCAGGCTGCCATCCCTTAATTGATATTGTACGCAAGTACTTGTTGTAGCTTGGCTTGTTGCCGTAGCGGTGCATCGATACCACCCATTACCGTAATTAGTAATTGTTCCTGTGGCATTTGTACTTGAAACAATTGTCCCATTGTTTACATTAAAAATCACTTCTTGCTCACCAAAACCGCAACCAAACAAGATAGCTAAATTTCGAGTACCGCTTCCACTTTTACAAAAAACAGAAGCTGTATAAACGATGCCTGTAGTTGTACTTACAAGTTGAATAATTCTGTGTTGGCTTGTAGTGCTATCTTCAATAATTGTGTCAGCATTGGTATTTCCGTCAGGTGAAACACTTGTATTTGCTGTAATGCTTACTGCTGTTTTTATAAACGCTGCATTATCAAACTGCTCACTATATAAAGCCAAATTCGTACTCTGCTTCTCCAACAACAAACTAGGACACCCGCCCCCACCATTTTGATAAGTGAGTCTTGGTACATTTAATCGGTCAGTTGTTGGGAAATAAGGTTTAGCCGTTGATGAAGTATTTAATTGAACACCCCAAACAAAACAACTTAAACTATTTATATTAAATATACAAGTCGTTTGCCCCGTAGTATAAATATATGTAAAAGTTATTTTTTTCCATCCATTAACATCATTTGTTATAGTTCCACTTATTTGGCTACCAGAACCACTTATTGTATTTGTAGATAAATTATAGTCAAGTTGCTGCCCAGTAATTGCAGCTTCTGCTATTTTTACTATTGCACTTGCGTTTTCTTTAGCATAAAAACTTAAAGTATGTGTATTATCGCTAATAGTTTTTGCTTGTCTTACATAATTAGTACCAGCTGCACCACCTACACAAACTAATAAATCAGCCGTTAAAGTTCCGTTTGGTGCAGTTGTAGCATTTGCAGTTACACTTGCGTTTAATTTTGTCCAACTTGCATCGTTAAGTTGCTCACTGTAAGTGTACAAATTCCAAGGCGTAACCTCAACCAACCCCGCAGAATTTATTCTCGTCCCGTTGGATGCTCTGGTGAATGATAAATCCCCGTTGCCGTTTTCTGGTATTACCGAATAGACCACATCTTCTTTGTAGCCACTCGGAATCATAATTAAACTTGCTTGTTCTAATAATGTACTCATTTCCTTAATGCGTTTAATTTATTTTTCAAACATTCAATACCCTCGTAATAGCCACCATCCGCAACAATCCTTTTTATAAAGGGTTGCACAATAGCATTTATGCCCTTGTAAATAGGCTTTAAATATAGTCCTATTCCAAACATATTAGTGGATAAAAACCGAACCTGAGGTTAATTTAATTCTACCAAATTGAACATCGTTTTTGCAGAACATAATCGATCCTGCAGTCAATGTTTGGGCGTTGATTCCCAATGCCGTCACTTGGTTTGTAGTTAAATCGTTGTCATAGTAAATCTCGGCTATTACTGCATCAGCGTTGATGCTTAATGCACTAAATACTCGTGTTACTGTGGAAGTGCCAGTTACTAATTGACTGCCGACTGCTCCTGAAATTCTTTCTAAACTTGTCATATTATTTTTTTATTTTTTTTTATAGTTGTGGTATTGCACATTCATCATAATTAAAAGGAGCTGATACGCTTAAAGTTATTAAATGTCCTGCAATCCTATCTTTAAAATCGTGTACGAATGGGGTAAATGTTGATGTCTTGTCTAAGTCTAATTCGGTGTGAAGATTAAGAGTTGCAAATAAGTCTAAACCAATTTGAAAAGTATCCGATTCAATTTCTACTTTGTTTAGTTCGCCATCTTCAACCCTATCTCCAATTAAAATACTGAAGTTGTAAATTATATCGTTACCTGAGATGTTAGACGGTTGCGGACTTACCCAAAATAAAGGGTATTGCGTGGCCGTAGACGCACTAATTTCCCATAGGTCTCCATAACCATAGTCTTTAATTTGCAAATGGTTATCTGCAAAGTCCTTGAAGTATTGATATAACGTATTCTTAGTTATCATTTTTTCTTTTCAATGTAAATCATTAACTTCTGAAGATTCTTCTTAGTGATTTTTTTATTAGCAATCTTTGCAGTAGGGGTAATATTTTCGCTCATTGTTTGTTGTATTTCGTCTTGACCTGCCTAAATATATTCCTGTATTATAGCCTAATTCTCTTGATTGAATATCTTGTAAGTTATTATTGCCACTCATCCATAGAGGATAAATATTTGAGTTCTCAGCTAAATAACCTGAAAGTCTTTTGCCGTAAAACTCAGCCATACGCCCCCACTTTTGTTCAATCAATTCAAGCTCTCTTTGAGATACTGGTTGTTGGTTGTCGCTATTTTGTGTTACTACGCCCTTATTAGAAAAACGATAGTTAAATATTATCGCCCCATCAGCAATGGTTGCGTTGATAATAAAGTCTCTAATATACTCGTCTAACAAAGTTTGATTCAACCCCGTTAATGTAGATGCGTTTATTTGGTTTGCAATTTCATTGTAAAGGTCTGAGCCTAATATTTGTTGCAGTTGTAAATCTTGCACCATGATAATAGTTTGAGCGATCAACTTGTCATCGACATTATTCTCTATTACACCATATTTTTTAATGGTTGCGGTGGATACGAAAAGTGGTTTTAAACTCATTTCTATTTATTTTTTTTAACCAATACTGATTCCCAAAAATGTCTGCATGATGGAATATGAGTGACTGTCCCTTTAATGGTCTGCCAACCTCCCTTATACTTAAATACATCTTCATTATAACCTCTTGTATTTGCTTCATTTTGCATTGAGTCAATCTGCGCTCTTGAGTATAATTGATTAGCATTTATAAGTTGAATACAAAAATCTCTACTTGTATCTAAAAGTTTAGGAGTTAAATTTGTTGTATATCTCCATTTAGTTTCCAAGCCTACTTCTTGAGTCGGTGGCTCTTGTATCTCTTTAGGAGTTATGCTTATCTCTCCGTTGCTCTCGGTGTAGTCTACTAATAAAGTATTACTTTTATTTAATCGTTCTAAAGATTTGTAAATTTCACTCTCTGAAAGTCCTAATTTCTTAGCCAAGTCAGATATTTTAATCTTCTTGTTTTTCTTTATCGCCTCAATTAATTTATCGTCATCTTCCTTTGCGAAATTCTCAGAATCAGAATAAACAAAACAAGATTTTACTATCGTGTAATTTTCGGCAGGTTCGCCAATCTCTAAAAACTTAGCCAAGATAAAATCCTCTTCTTGACTGAATGCGCTCGGTTTTGTTGTATCGCCCCCAATTATTGCAGGAAGATTGATAATGCTCCTAATTTCGTTAGTTGTTAAACTTTCAAGAATCTTAGGTGCAATAATAGGATTTGAATTTATTATAGTTAAGATGTCATCCTTTTTAACAAGGTTTGGCTTTTCAATTCCTAAACGCATATAAACCATATCAGCGAAAGAATCCGCATCAATAGTTCTGCTTATTACTTCACTTGTTAACTCTATTCCGATAGGGTCTAAAGTTGTTAATTCAACTGGGTTGCCGATATAACCGTACAAAGAAAGGATATAGTTCATGTCCTCCTCTTCTTCTTGTTGTTTTGGCTTCACATAGGTGTTGCTAAAGTGTTCCCAACTCAAATCAAACTCTGACCTACCGCCACCCAATTCGCCTGGTGTTTTTATCCCAAAAAGCAAACCGTTACTTACACGATGAGAATAAAGAATCTTATTAATTGTATCCTTGCTTAATTGCTCATACTGTTTATCAAGGTCATTACTTCTTAAAGGACTAATTGTCGGAGCGGTTGTGTTTGGATTCTGAAAGTTTAAAAGTATTTCTCCTGCATTGTCCGTTCCTGAAGCCTTGCTTTTAAAAGCGTGTTCAATTTCAATTTGCTCTTCGTCATTAATTGCCGTTCCGTTAAAGAAAGTGACCATTGTTCCTGCACTAAAGCCAGTCTTAACATTGTTAAGTTGGAAGAAGTTGCACTCTATGTCCGTTTCAATTGGTGTAGCACCGCTATTGTACTCAGGTAATGGGTATATATCACTTGCAGGGTTATCGTCTATTAGGTAAAGGATTTGTTTGCCTTCTCTTTTTAACGGGTTAAACGCTGGTAATGTAACTGTGTCATCAGGTAAGCGACCGTTTGACTTTTTCCATTTAGAATTAGTGCTTTGTTCTCTTGTCCATTCCTTACTAATATAAAACTCTGACTTATCAACGCAAGTTCTAATTGTATTAAATGGTTGAAGCTTGACACTTTTCATGTTTCCAAACACATCCCATTCAATTAAGTAAGCACAACCACCATAAAGAGTACGTTCAAAGATTTTCTTTCTTGCTAATTCATCAGCAGTTTGAGAATTGTTTATAGAGTTTAAAGTTTTTTGTAAACCTATCTTATCGCCTGACCAATCGGCTCTAATCTTAAAACCTTTGCCAAAGATATAAGTTGCCTTACCTTTTATAATCGCTCCGTGTATGCCTGAGTTATTATAAAGATACGAAAGGTAATCTGAATAATCATTGTTCTTACCATAAGGCACATAAACCATGTTAGGTTGTTTGCGAAAAATGGGAGTTTCATTCGCATATAAAGGAAATTTGCTGAATGAATAGTTATTAGTTTGGCTCATAGGCTTTTCTTGTTAAGGTTGATTCGTTTTGAATCCGTGAAGTCATCGTCTTATCATAGGTCATCAGTCCGTTTTCAACCACATTTAAACCTGTAGGAACTAAATTTGTTGAACTTATCTGCTCGTAAACATTATAAGTGTACTCATCCCCTAAAGGTATTTGAATTTCGCCTATTAAAGGACTCGGAGTTGTAGTCTTAACGATAATGTTAAACTTATTATATCTCTCAGTATACAAGCTCGTATCACTTGCAATACAATAATACTTTTGCTGAGTCTGATTGTTTATAAACTCAAAAAGAAACTTAGGATTGCTAATAGTTACCTTTTCAGATAAAGTCAATACCACTACATTACTTCCTAAATTAAGTCTTATCATTACTTATATAATATTAAAAAATTAAATAAGTACAAAAAAAAGGTAGACATCACTACCTACCTTAATTTATGTATACAAAAACTCTACACAGAATATCTTTTAAAATTGTTTATATGAACCTTGATTTTTTAATCTCATTTGATTAGGTGTAAAATTCTTATCAGATGCAAATGATTTATTTCTATTATCAACTCTTTTCCTATGAGCCTTTTTATTTGCTTTGCCCATTCTTTCTTTATCTGATAAAGCTCTATAGATATCCATAAAATAATCTATTTGTTTCTCTTTGTTTGAAGATGGTTTAGGTATTTCATATTTACCCTTAATTCCTAATTCTTCCAATATGTCATCAGTAAATGATATTTTTTCAAATTTAAAATAGATAAATGCTAACTTTTTAGGGAAGCTATTCAATAAAACGCTAACAAGTTGATTTTCCATGTAACCCCCATCTAACCCACTTATAATGGATTTTTTAGATAATTTTCTAAGTAATATTTTGTTTTCCATATTGCAACATTACAACTTAAAACTATAAAAACAAAATTATTTTAAACAAAAAAAAAGGGAAGCCGTAAAGCCTCCCTTTAATTATTTATAATTTATTAAATCAAAGAAGTGACAATCGCTTGAGACACGCCCAAAGGATAAGTCTTTTCTTCGCCTGTGAATGTTAACACAAAACCGTTAAGGTCAGATGCTGCTTTGCCAGTTCCTGCAGTTCCAGTAGAAAGGTCTAAACCATTCTCAGAACCATATAAGCTGAACAAACCGTTCTTATCTTTAACAATAAACATCAAAGGCTTTTGAGCAAGTACTCTAATCTCGTTACGTTTAGCAACATCGAATTTGTCTAAAGAAAATTCAACACTTTGCATAATGTAACCGCTTCCTGAAGTAACCTCACCTGCGTTGTCCGCTTTAGCTTCTGCCGTGTTACGTCTAAGTTCATACTTGTAGAACTTTTTGCCACCCGTCATAGCCATTACAGTTACCGCACCGGCTGAACTTGCGAAAGTAGCCGTGTTTAAATACTCCAATTCTCCGATGTATACTTCGTCCACTCCACCGATACTATCTCGGCAATCAAGAGTGAATCCTGTTGATAGTAAGCACGGCATATTATACTAATTTAAAGGTTACAATTTCATTCGG